TCAATCTTTTTATGAAGATAAAGTAAAAGACAAATTGATACAAGCAAAAGAACAATATGATCTTATGCGTGAAAAGGCAAAAGAGAAGATTGAACAAGTTGTAAGATATCATCAACCACAAGAGGACGTTGATACAATCAGATCAATGATTAAAAAATATAATCGTTCTGGTGGTGAATTGTATGAGGATAATTGTTTCTATGTTGAAAGACCAATTATGAAAGTTGATGATGAGGGTAGAGAGTATGAGGCAAAAGATGAAGTCCATGTAAAATTTGGTATGGGTAGAAGTTTTGCAAGAGCATACTATCGTGATGAGTTGAAAGCAAAAGGTCTTAACCCAGATTATCGTTTATCAATTCAAGATGATTACTCAAAAAGAAATCCAAAGTATTACAATGATGAGAGTGCAGTAAATACTTATTTGGGTTTTAGCAATTCATCTAACGAAGATCAATCAATACAAAAGCCATTTTTAAAGTGGGAAAATGATTTTAAACTTTGGACTATTGGTAGTTCTTATTGTCATTCAAGACAATTTAAAGTTGATGAAAACACTTTAAACTTTTTTAAGATGTATGTTGCTAGTGCTGACAATGTAATTAAAGAACATGAACAACTATATTCTTATGTTGAGGGCAAGATGAAAACTTTAAGATTAGGTTTAAAATCTTACAGATACTTTGACCAAGCAAAAGCACTTGCAGATAAAGTTGGAGTTGTTTTAAATGAAACAATGTTAAATGAAAGTTCTAGTTTAGCTTTATCAATTTATAGTCCAGATAACTTAGCAAGTTTATTGGAAGATAAAGAGGTCTTAACTAGAGATCAAAAGATCGCTATTGCAAGACAACAAATAGCACAACAAAGTGTAAATTAATGGTTGACAATTAAGGGACAATCCTATAGGGTTGTCCCTAGAAAGAGAGAAATAAACATGACTAAAACATTTTATATAACTTATTGGGCTAACAAGCACAAAAAACACATAACAAGACAGGGCAAACATGACGACAAGTCTAGATATGGAGTTGCCAAAAATGGTACTGCGTATTATGTCTATTATGACATGGACGCACATGGATATAGAACTGCAAGTGGCAGTTGGAAAGTGAGGCACTAATGACTAAAAAAGAAATAATAAAAGAGTTGAGAGAAATATTAAAAGTTTATCATTATAAAAGTGAGGAACAACATATTTCAAAAGATGTTGTGACAAGTTTGGAAAACTTGTTAGGGAGTTTATTAAAATGAAATTACTTTTATTATTATTAGGTGTAATCATGGCACAAGTAAGTCTGATTATTGCATTTCATACATCACATTTCATTGTATCAGTACTATTATTGTTTTTAAGTATAACAATGATATTTGGGGGGTTGCCAAATCATGAGTGATTATATTTGGTGTCATGGTCCGAGTTGCCATAAGTCACACACCCAAGATCGAATAAGAGGGGTTAAGGGTTCTAAGGTTTTGAGGACCAGAAAGATTGCAATAAATAAATGGAACGAGAATAATGTCTGGTCCCATTTTTGTAGTCAAGGTTGTTGGAATGATTTTATGCATAAACATTGGAACGAGTTCATTGGATTACACCCAAGAACCGAGGCTCTTGAAACACCGATTGAAGTTAATGTTGTGACTAGAACTCTCTGGAATGGTGAGGAATATAAAACAAAACAAATAAAAGAGGTTGACAATAATATCAATCCATGAGAATATAGGACATGACTAAGAAAGATAATAGAACAATAAAAACAACTAACCCTTATTCTGGTCAATCAACTATGTTGAATAAAGAAGAGTATGCTCTTTATCACATAATCAAAGGCGCAGAAATGGTGGGCAGATATGATGTGGTCCGAAAGGGTTTAGACAAATTTAGTAGAATGAATGCAGCAGCATATATGGTCTTACTAGATTAATACTCCTTACCCCTGGCGCTAACGCGCCAGGGGTCCCAGACCAAATCCAAAAATCCAAATAACCTTTGACCCTATCCCCCCTTTTTGCAAAAAGGGGTCCCACTACTCTAGGTTGTATAGCTTGATTTAGACAGTTATAGCTGGTAAAAACATATTTAACACTTTAAGGTGCAAAAAAAATTTTTTAAAAATTTTTATGGAATTAAATAATATAGATATAAGTAAACTACCTGCAGATGTCCGTAGAAAATTTAAACAGCTGCAAGTTATGCACGCTGAAAAAAAGATACAGAACAAAGCAAAAGAAGATTTTTTATCTTTTGTAAAATGCATGTGGCCAGATTTTATAGAGGGGTCCCACCACAGACACATTGCAGATAAATTTAATAAATTGGCTACAGGCGAGATAACTCGTTTGATAGTTAACATGCCGCCAAGACACACCAAGTCGGAGTTTGCCTCATTCTTACTTCCGGCCTGGATGGTGGGCCGTGATTCAAAGCTCAAGATCATACAGGCGACACACACGGGTGAGCTCGCGATAAGATTCGGACGTAAGGCCAAGAACCTTATCGATAGTGAGGATTACGGCAAGATTTTCAAGACAAGATTACAGGAGGATTCCAAAGCAGCAGGACGTTGGGAGACGGCACAGGGTGGTGAGTATTTTGCTGCCGGTGTCGGTGGAGCGATAACAGGTCGTGGTGCTGATCTATTAATCATCGACGATCCACATTCAGAGCAGGACGCACTATCACCCACGGCCCTCGAATCAGCATACGAGTGGTACACGTCAGGTCCACGTCAGCGTCTGCAGCCGGGTGGCAAGATCGTTCTCGTCATGACGAGATGGTCTAACAAGGATCTCACAGGTAAACTGATACAGAACCAGAAGGAACCAAAGGCCGATCAATGGCACGTGGTCGAATTTCCGGCGATCATGGACCAAGGATCAAAGGACGCTAAACCAGTCTGGCCCGAGTATTGGAAGATCGATGAGTTAGAGAAGGTGCAAGCAACACTGCCCACGGGTAAATGGAATGCGCAGTGGATGCAGAACCCGACAGCAGAGGAGGGTGCTATTCTAAAACGTGAGTGGTGGATGAAGTATACCGATGAGAATATTCCACAACTACAACACGTCATACAATCTTATGATACGGCATTTTTAAAAAAGGAGACAGCTGATTACAGTGCTATAACAACCTGGGGAATCTTTTATCCAAACGAGGATTCTCCAGCCAACCTGATATTATTAGATGCGGTCAAAGGCAGGTACGAGTTTCCTGAACTCAGACGTCTGGCCCTCGAACAATACGAGTATTGGCAACCAGAGTCTGTTATAGTTGAGGCGAAAGCATCGGGTCTGCCTCTCACATACGAGCTCAGACAGATGGATATACCGGTTGTGAATTTCACACCGTCAAAAGGTAACGATAAGCACGCACGTGTAAATGCTGTTGCACCTCTGTTTGAATCTGGTATGATATGGGCACCTGAGCAGAAATTTGCAGACGACGTCATCGAGGAGTGTGCTGCGTTTCCATACGGGGATCATGACGATCTGGTTGATTCGACGACACAGGCGATCATGCGATTCAGACAGGGCGGTCTGATCGGTCACCCTGAAGACTATATCGACGAGAAGGTCGAGCAACGTAAAAGGAATTATTATTAATGAAATCTATCATTAGAAATTTTATAGCTAAAATGGTAGCCGGTCGTTCTGACGATGGCATTATGATTACACTATCAGATCCTAGAAAAGTAGATTTTCAAGCAGCAATGATGGAAGACCTATTGATGCGTAATGGCATTGATCCAAGAGCTATTACTAATGAATCACAATTAAAAAATATTTTAAATCAAATTGAAGCTGTTAATAAACGAAATATATCAGGTCTTACATCTGATAAACCTTTACCATCAGGAATCAGAAACACGGAGTCGGGAAAAATATTTGACCTTAAAGGAAGAGAAATACCAAAAGGGTCACAGATCATGGGTGGTGAGGCTGTAGAGACAGAGGCAGAGATCGCTGCGAGAATGAAAGAGGAAAACAAAGAAGCTATTAAAAGATTTAAACAGAAAATGGATGAAGATCCTGAAAAAAAAGCAGACGGTGGACGTATTGGTTTCTTTATGGGTAGTAAGTTTCCAAAAGGTCTTGCAACAATGAGAGAGATGTTAAAATTTTTTAGCAAGGATAATCGTCCAGGTTCAGAGATACTAAGATTAGTAAATCCAAAAAAATTTAATAAATTATTAGAAGATCCAAATATCTATAGAAAATTTGATGTTCAAAAAGGTATCGGCGCACCAGAGTTAATTAAAAACATGCAGGCTGACATGACCAAAAACAGAACCATGATGGTAGAGGAACTTCTGAGCGCTGCCAGAAATTTAAGAGAAGCAGATGTTGGCACGATGAAAAGAAAAAAAGAAATGATCGAATCGATGATCGCAAGAGGTATTGATAGGGAGACTGCAGAAGAGATGACCAACACTGTTGCCAGGTTAGCAGAAGATGCTGCTGGTAGATTTAAAGCTCCAAAACTTACAGATGAGGGTGTCATGGAGTTGGAAAATATTCTAAAAAATATGGAGACTGGAGGCAAGAAGGCTAGAGATCTAAACGCTGACGGTGGTCGTATAGGTTACAAAGATGGACCTGGCATGAGCAGAAGAACCTTCATGAAGATATTTACAGGTCT